GCTTTTGATTCCGCTGAATACTTGGCGTCCAAATCCTGACGTATCTGAGTTAGTATGTCATCAGCGGGTGTGGAAGCGGATGGGGCAGGAGTCGCTACTGGAGCTTCTGTAGCCACTGGAGCAGAAATAGCTGCTGCTCTACGTCTTTCCAAATACTCCGTAGCTTCTTGACCGGGCTGATACTGTCTGCCTTTGGCTGAGCTGTACAAATCTCCGGGGTTGTATCCTCCAGTAGATATAGCTTGCCCACGGCTGCGAGCTTTTTTTCCTGCGTCTTCTGCTGTTTCGTAGATCGCCATGTTTTGTCCAATTACCTAGGTGCGTTCCGCGCTTTCGCGTCCTGTACTTCTCGCATTGCCATAGCAGAAGCCTCTGCGTGGTTCTTCGCTTTGCCTGACTTTAGCAACGCGTAAGCAACATTCAGAGTATCCAGCTGAGTTTGCTGGTACGCCTGTATATCCATTGCGTTTTGAGGATTAGATATTGCTGCTTTAGCGGGATCCATAATCAATGTTTCAAGCTTAGCAAAGTCAGGATCTTTTGCTTCTCTTCTAGCTTCAGCCTCAATTAAAGTTCTATCCATTGCGCCTGCGTTGTTCAGCTTTGATACGCTCAAGCTTGTAGCGTTACTAGACGCAGTACGTCTGTTCGCCGCATCTTCTTGCATTGACTTGACGCCGTAATCAATCATCTTGTCAGGCATCATTGCCAACATCATTTCGAAACGACTGGTCTTCTTCTCAAGAGTCTTGCCGTCAGCACCGATTCCATAAACCATTACGTCAGGCTTACCTGTCATTGGATTGATTTCTCTTCTTAACTCCATACCTTCGAAGCCCTTCAACCCGCCAGTACCGTTGAATGCTTTGACTGCCTTTTTACTATCTCCGGTTTTGTCATAGAGATCAAACGCTTCAATAACACCTTCTTTGGTTAGTGTCTTGGTAAGTTGGCGTTGCTTTTCAAACGATTCCTCGTCCATAAACTTGTGATCTATTCTTGCCTTCTGGAAAATAGATGACTCTAATAATTGCTTTTGAGATTCTGTTAGCTCTGCTGGGTTTACATTTACTGGTCCAGCGACATTGAGACCTCCGGGCTTTCTTTGCGTCTCTAATACTAACGATACAGAAGGTGGGGGCTGATCAGATCTTCCAGAAATCCAAGCCTGATATGCAGTCATGTCAGTCTTAATTTGATTTTGCATGTTTGTTTTGCGAACGGCTTCCTCATCGCGTCGCTGCTGATCAGCAATCTGTAGATCAGTTAATTTTCTATTTTGCTCGGCTGCTTTCTGAGAAGTATCAAATGCTTGTTGCTCACGGATAGCTCTAGCTTTTTCTCTTTCGTTCTGATCCATAGCCATAGCCAGCTTTGATCCGCCAGCAAATCCTTCAGTCAGACCAGTTAGGAAACCACCTACACCGTTAGCCATTATTTTTTCCCCTTAAGTGCTTTACGCTTACGCTGTACAGCTGCTGGCGTATGCGTATCTTTCACAAGCTTATCTAGTTTCTTGCGACCAATCTTCTGAACTGTATCTGCTGGAAGAACGTACTCGCCATCAGATAGCATTGCTGGAATCTGATCATCAACAGGACCACCCGGTCCAGATACATCACCAGCCCCAACATGAATGCCTCTCTTAATTGGTCCGCCGTCTGCTTTACCAAACTTGCCGCCAAAGTACATACCTGCTGCAGTACCTGCGGCGCTACCTAATCCAGACCATAAAGCACTATTAGCCTGTTGCTGTGCTTGGTATCCTTGCATACGTCCGCTAAACTCTTGCCCATAGATGTTGCCTGCTGTTCCGTATGCGTTTGTTGCTCCTCCCATACCTTGATTGTATGATTGGTAGCCTTGACCCATCATCGCGCCGCCAGTTTGTGCGCTTTGCTTAGCTCCTGCTGCTGCGTTTTGCGATACACCATAAGCAGTAGATGCGTTGGTTGCTAAGTTACGACCCAAGCCAGCTGCGTCATACATTAAGGCATTGCCTTTATCTTCAGCCATAGACCTTGCATTGTTCATCGCCCCAGCTCTAGCAAGAGCTTCTTGGGTTAGCATCTGTTGATTTAGAGCTGCAAATCTATTTGAGTTAGGGGCAATACCAGCAGCAGCTTGTTGTCTCTGCATCTGCCCTCTAGATACACCGAATGCCTGACTTACATCCGCAGCTCCGGCTGTAGCTAGCTGTTCTCTTTTAGCGTCTGTATTATATTCTTTTGCTTTTCTGACAAGCTCTTGCTCAAGTGGTCGATAAGTATTCTTCTCGTAATCAGCGTACTCGTCAGCTCTAATCTTATTAGCTTTCTGCATTTCTACTTCGCCCTGCATAATCTCGCTCAGTACTGGCTTAAACTCTTCGTACTGTTGCTTGTAGAAGGCGAGCGACTCACGAGCTACTTTAGCCTGTTCAGCTCCAATCTCTCTGGCTGCTTGGGCGGATGCGATCATGCCGGGGTTTGTATCAGGCGCGCTACCTTTTCCGCCACCAAAGCATATATTCTTTTTCTTAATGACTGCGAGCTTACGCTCAATAGGATCGCGAGGATCGTCGCAAACGTCCCCGTAAAACTCCATGAAGCTGCTGTATTTGTTTTCGAACATTCTCTATTCCTTTAGATAAAGCGGCACTCGTGCTTCCACATGCGGTAGATGATCACGTCTCCGCCATCCCTAGCCACGCCCTCCAGCACAGCCTCCTGTTTGAACCCGAGGTGTTCGTCCAAACGACGAGCCTTTTGATTTGATGCGTCAACCCAGCCGCTTATTCGGTTGCAGTTGAGTTGTTTGAATGGATAGCCGAAGGCAGCCTTGACGAAATTCCTGTTTACCCAGTTAACCCCGTCAAGACCGGCTACGTGCATGAATATGTTGTTGCCAGTGTAACCATCGTACAGAACGCCACCAATTAGGTCGCCGTCCCTCTCGTTTCCGATGCCCTGCATTCCAGCGGAGTAAACAAGATCTACTCCTCTACCTTTGAGGAAGTTAAATACTGCGTCGGCATCGAATATTAGCTTGCTCATTATGCGTTTAATCGCGTTATTATCGCATTGATTTTGCTAATAACGTCGTCCAAACTAGCGTCAGATGGCAGTTCTGTCAGGGGCTCCCCAAACACCCCAGTAATGGCTTCGATGTTTTGCTTCATGGGGCGAAGAAGGGAGGCCACCCTTTGGTCTGCAACATTAACGGCAGGGATACTTGGCTTCCTCATAGCGTCCTCAGCTCTTTGGCTGTCTCCGCCATTTTGATATACCGGCATTCAATATTTCCAGCCAGCTTAACCTCAAACGAAAGACCCCTGTACGTTGCTGGCATCCTGTACACGCCATTTGCATTGTAAGAATTTAGGTGTACTATTTTTCCGTCGCAATAGACCTCTACTAGCAAGTACCTGTCATCCACAACCTGAGGGATACTTCCAAGTATTGAACCGTCGAACTGGAAATTATTTAAAACCGCATCATTAAATGTTCCTTCTAATGGAACGCCGGTTTCAAAAATTAGCTGGTTAGCCGCTATGATCTCTTCAATTCTTTTTTGAAGATCTTCTGCTTGTTGTATATCATCGAAGTCTGCGTTTACTTCTATTGCCCCAAGGTTAGTTGGTTGCGTAAATATAAACCTCTTACTAAGCCACTCATAAGGAAGATTATTAAGGGAATCGCCTTCCCATAATTGAACCAGTCCATCTTGAGCTATATAAAAATCTGAAGTCTCAGGAGCAATAAAGAACGCCGACGCAGTTAATGAACTTAAAGATAGGGGTGTAGCCGGTAATGTTCTGTCAAGGATAAAGCACCCGTCTTTAATAATCTCTGTGCTGTCTGTAAAAAATCCAAAATACTTACCTGCATACACAACAGATCTTAAAGATGACGGATTGAATTTTGTAAAGTCATCTCTTAACATGATATTGCCAGTTGTTAACCCGGCAGTTCCCGGACCTATGACGCATACGCCATTTGGACTCGCGTAAAAAACTCCTGTGTTATCAGATGCGATTGATCTTTTTGAGGAGCATGGCTCAAGATCAGGTATCTTTTCTGCGCTCATTGCTTCAGGCGTAATGCCAGTTACAATGAATGGATAGCCCTTGGTCATAACAGCTATGGACTGACCAAAAATACCAATGCCAACAATCTCTGCGTTTATGTTTAGTCTGTACTGATTAGGCCAAGCATGAAATGCATTGATCTCAGAAAAGCATAATTCTCTTCCTGAGAATCCAACCAAGAAGTTACCCGGGTGAGCAATCAACCCAGACAAATTACTTGGCGGAGTATCCCAAGTAATAGTCTGAAGATCTTCTCCAAGAGAAGCAGCTAATACAGTATCAGTGTAGGTTGTTGCATCAGCATCGATCTCTGCTACAAATAGAAATGAAGTAGATGATGTGCCTGTTGCTGACCGATATATCCTGCGCTTGGTGATGTTGTAATCAAGTATTGGTGCCGCAGCAAATCCAGATAAAGTAACAGACTGACCGTCAGAAATAGAAACTTCCGCTGATGCTGGGCTTGGAGCAGACTCTTCAGTGAAGGAGCCGAACTGAGATATGTGTGTATAAACATAAACTCTGGTTTCACTGACAGCGAAATTTGCTTTTGCTTGAGCGTTGGATGATCCGCCTCCACCAGAAATTGTTACTGTTGGCTCGCTCAAGTACCCGCTACCCTTGTTTGTTAGTACGATAGCGTAGACGGCTTCGTTGACAACAATAGCTTCAGCCGTTGCGCCAGATCCACCGCCTCCACTAATCGTTACTACTGGACCATAATTTGACCCACCAGAAGTAACAGTGAAACCACCAATAACCGTAGCATCAATTGTTGCTACAGCAGCTCCTCCCTTAGAACCAGAGATATTGATGGTGGGAACTGATGTGTAACCAGAGCCTTGATCTGTGAGAGATAATCCAACAAGACGACCATCAAGTATAAATGGTGTTACTTTTGCTCCTGTGCCCGGAGTTCCAAATGCAATCACTGGATCTTCTGTATATCCAATACCCATCACAGGAACCGCAGTAGCACCAGCCCCACCCTCAATAGTTATTGTTGGATCTTTTAAGTAATTTAATCCGCTTGATGTAGTGGTAATACTTGTGATTATTCCAGCTGAAGTAATAGTTGCAAATGCTTTAGCTCCGGTTCCAGAGCCATTAAAAACTATCTTTGCTCTATATGCTGATGCTGTTGCTCCTGACCCGCCACCGCCAGTAATAGAAACTGTTGGGTTGCTTGTATAACCTGACCCTGCATTTGTTATTGTGATACTAGTAACAGCGCCGCCTTCTATGGTTGCTGTAGCTGTGGCTCCACTACCTCCGCCTCCAGATATTGTTACAGTCGGAACAGAGGTGTAAAGACCTCCTCCGTTAGTAAGAAAAATATCAGCCACAGTATTAAATCCTGAGCCGCCATTCGTTAAGGTAACGCTTTGTACCTTACCTGCGTTGCCCATATCCGTAACTTCAACGCTTGTAACGACGCCTCTGTTTGCGGTTGCTGTGGCCCCAGAGCCCCCGGCTCCTACAATCGCTACGGTCGGAGCTGATGTATATCCAGATCCTTTAGCGGTAAGGTTTATTTTTGTTACTATCCCCTGAGATAGAACAGCAATACCTTTAGCTCCAGCTCCGCCTCCTCCGGTTAAAGTAACTGTAGGGGCTGCGCTGTAGTTTGCTCCGCCGTGAGTAACTGTAATTGATCCAAGTGAGTTTGCGCCTTTAGCTGTCGATAAAGCAGCTGATGGGGCAGGAACACCCATATTCAACCATTGCGCTGGCGGCTGACCTTTTTGCATTCCAACTAGATTTGAGTTTGTTTTCTTTGGAACTCCATCCCCTGTGTAATAAATAGTCATGGGAATTTCGGAGTCCGTAACTGGACTAACAACTACGTCAACATCAGAAGTCCAAGCAATCCAACGGTCATCTCCTGCTGAATTTTTGCCTTTAAATATTGTTTGTGTTCCATCAGGCAAATTAAACGAAGGCTTAATTGGTAAAGGCTTTTGCCAAGAGCGCAGGTCTCCAGCATACAGTTTTGTATTAACTGCTCGCTGTGCTTCATTATCTTGAAGTAAGTGCGCAGCCGCACGAGGAACATATCCCCCTTGCGTCATTAACTTCAGACCTGCCATTTTATCCCCTTAGATAATCTGTTTACCGCGAAAGTAAGCTTTGTCTTCATGAACAGAGCAAAACTCAGGATGAATTAATTCTCCGTCAACAACAGTAAGAACTGTAAAGCCAGAGCAGTGATTGACTGGATTGTCTTCTCCGTAACTCATATGAGAGCCATCAACATCGCCAAGCGTCCCGCAATCAACGCCCCATCTTGTGCCATTGTAGTCAGATAGGATTGTTGCCTGAAGCCGGTGTAAGTGGCCAGTACAAATATTTACTCCGCCGTGTAGAGCGTTGTTCCATGTGGCGTGAGTGCCATTACGGAATCTATGTTTAATCATTAGGTTTCGATTTACGAACAAGCTAATGCTTATATTCCATCCCGGAAAGTGATCCCTAAGACTAAACCCGCCTACACCCTCAAACTCAGGTACGCTATTAGCAAGCTTTGCTTCGAATCTCATGTCATGATTACCTAGACACCACCAAAGTTTTGCATTTCCGGCTGCCTGCTTAATCTCAAACAAGCGATCGGAAACAGCCTCTAGTTCTTGCTTCACTGTAGGAGTAGAACCCCATGAGGACTTTGGAAAACGACTAATGCTTGCGCCGTCAAACATATCTCCGTTCAGAACAATTAAGTCTGGCTGGATATCTTTTATTGTTTTGACGAATGCTTGATGAGCGGTGCTTATAACTCCGGGCCAGTAATGCGCATCAGACCCAACAAGGATTACCCCGTTTGGCATGCTGCAATCTACCCGAGCGGAGTGCTCTCTGGTTATGAATGTTGGAGACCTAACATCATTCACTCGAAGAATGATCGAGTACTTACGCTCAATCCTCTTACGTCGACTATGAATGTTTCTGACGTTAATACCTAGCTCGTGAGCTACTGCTTGCGCAGATCTGAGTCGGTTCCATGTGCTTATAAAATCTTCATCGCTTACTGATCGTGGCATATCGTTTTTGTGGTTGTTGAAGAATCGTTATTGACACGATCATTCCTCTTGGAATAACCAGAGTCTGCGCATGATTGTCCATCGTTAGAGTTTGGCACACCTTAACATGCGTCTTTGTTTCTTTCATGAGCCACCCTATTGTAAGGCAGTTAAGCACAGGCTCATCTTCATCTAGTTCATTGCCATCTTGCCAGCCGAATTCGTGCTCCGCATCAAGCCATTCAATTAGCACAGCAGCCGGAGTATTTATCGCGGGACCGTGTTTAGCCACATCGCCACCTTTACTACTACTCCGCCGATTGTTGCTGACAGTCCGCTTATCCATAGCAATGTTCTCCATCCGCCTTTAGCTTCTGACAGTGTTTGCTGAATTCCGGAAAGCTGATCCATCATCTTATGCATATCCGCATGCAAACGATTTACTTGATCTTGTAGCGCCTCGATCTGAGCGTCGTGCTTACCAAGGTCACGATGAATTTCTTCGCTCATCACGCAATCTTTCCGCCAGCATTTAGCTGAGCCAATGTAAGTCCACCTGTGTATTGAAAGTGAGCTAGCTCTTTAAATGATTTCCACTCACCAGCCCATTCAAGTCCAGCTTCTTTTCCAAGTTTCCCAATCGTTTTCCATGCAGGTGATTTATCATCCCAGTTTGGTTTTCCGTTGACTAGCGGGACCACATCGATTGCGCATCTGTGATTGTGCCACGATTGACCAGCTTTCGCATTCGTAACGATTTTACCCGGCGTAGTACGGCCTTGAGCATAGAGCGCATTCTGGCTTTCATTGTCGCGGTATGTGGAGGTGATGAGTAAATCAATACCGTTCTCCTCGCACAAATGCTTGAACTTCTCTACTCGCTCTTTAACTGGCGGAAGGAGTTCGTTGATGTCTCTTGAGTTTATCATTTACGTTCGTCTTCAAGTAGTTTCTGGCAGGCACTTAGTTGTTCTGTGACCCGATCTGCTTCTGCGGCGATTCGGACAAGAAACTCTCCATCCTCTTTAGAAAGTTCGACTCTCGCTTCTCCATCACTTGAGCTGGAACTCGAGGAAGTTCCGGACACGGTGTTGGTACGATTCTGACACTTGGCGTTGATGAACAGCCCGCCATTGCGAGCGCGATCAAGAGCACTAGCTTCTTCATTAGACTTCTCCCTCAGCTTCTTGTTGAACAACTGCTCCGTCTGGGCAACCTTTATATAAGATTCGCGCTCTACTGCACGAACCCTATTGTTTGCTTCCTCAATTTCTTTAGCTGCTTGAGCGTTTAGCTCAGCCTTCTCTTTTGCCCATTGGGCTTGTACGTTTAGGCTTCCTTGATTCCAGCCAAATATAAATGAGAGACATACGGCCAATCCGATCGCAGCCCACTTAAGCATCGTGAGGTTCATCTTTTCCCTTAGGTTCTGTATTCTCTTTCAGCTTCAATGCTAGACCGCCAGCTGTTAGGAGTGCTCCTACTCCCAGACCAAAATCAGTAAGATTAAAGATCTGTCCTGCAGCTTGACATGCTATATCTGCAATTACACCGATAAAGAAAGCGAAAGCCCATAAGACCCTACCTAAGTCGTATGTAAGGTTATCCCTGCCGGTCAGCATTTGCTGCATTATTTTTTTAAATCTACTCATCTTCACAGTTTGCCTCCCTGTTGGAACATCCACCAAACCCCATAAATAATCGAGATACCAAGAAAAGTCGATAAGGCTATAGCTATAGTGCTAATCACAAGATCAATCCTAGCCTTTCGCTTCTTTGCAATCTCTCGCAATCTTCGTTTTTCTTCTAGGATTAGTTCGTTTATGCGGCGTTGTTCAGCCTCAATCTCCGCTCTTTCTGCGGCGATTATTTTATCTCGCTCAACGCACATTTCATCGTACAACCCAGTTTCATTAAACTGGTAGATAAGCATTTCACGCAACTCGACTTCCATCTTGTACATCTCGCGTCGAATGAATACAATATCTAAAGCTCTTTGCGTTGCGGATTTTTTTGACTCACCTTTTTTAGGCGCAACAATCTTTGTGAATTCTTCTTTTTGATATGCAGATTCTATTTTGCCTTGGGCATGGAAGAATGAACTAAGTTCGCCATATACATCTCGTATCTCTTTGCCTAGAGCAATACCTTTTTTTACACCCTCAACTGCTGCCTGCGCTCCAGCAAACACCACAGCTATGGTGGAGATTGGTTCCATTCATAAAGCCTCGCGATTAAAAGCGCCTCCAACTTGCTGGGTTAAAAACGCCGGTGGCGTAGTTCGGCATCTCTTCATTAAATACCAGCAGTACATCCCCAGCTAATGCAATTCTCTGGGTAGACCCAATGTCACCAAACTTTACCGTTCCATGAGCAAGGTCACTTGGGAAAATAAGCAGCTGCCCTTCCTGTGACTTTACTACGTGCTGGTTAGCGTTTAAATTATTGTATTCGTGAACCAAAGATTTTTGCCTTTGAGAGCCCGGAGAAAAAGCTCCATAAAATATTTCGTTTGGATTTTTTTGAATTTGAAAACCAAGACCATCTGCATTTTCTGGCATCTGCATGTAATAAACAAATGACAAATGACTTGTTGCATGAGCATGCACTGGAGTAACAGTCTTGGTATCTGTTACGCTAATCCACGTTTTGACAATATTTACATCAACCCTAGAATGATCGAATGCAATAATGTCTAAGTGCGCCCTAACCCCATCAGCTATAAATTTGAAAAGGTCTTTAAGGTGATCGTCTGTATGAACATATACATGACCACTAGATTCCCCGCTGTATATTCCTCCGCTCTCATGGGTAGCGCAGTGCTCTGGCATTCTGCGTAAGAATATCTCTTTTAGTTCTTTGTGCTTATCAAAGTGATGCGAGCTAACAGCAGTAGGGAACATTAAATAGACTTCTGTTTGCATTGATCGCCCTACTTATTTTTTATTAAACTAATTAAAGCACCAACCAAATCCACTTCGTACCATTTATGACTTAATCTGTATCTGTTTGGGTATGCATGGTGCGTGTTATGCATTGCAATCCCGCTGCCAAACAACATCAAATTAACAAATAAATTGTTACATGATTTGTCTTTTGTCTCGTAGGTTCTATACCCATACCTATGGCATATAACATTAACCAATCCATTTGAGAAAAAAGAATACACAACAGGAATAAAGAAACCGTACACTGCTATTTTTACATCAACAAAACAAACTAGTAGTATCGTTAAAAAATAAATTTTGTAATAATGCTTCCCAATGAATTTCAAAAACTCATCCTTTGAGAGTCTAGCGATTGTTGATCTGTCTCTATTGTTCATTCCCTCATGCAGCCAGAACCAAGACTTGAATCCGTAATGAGCTGGATGCGGGTCGAGATCTGTGTCAGAGTATTTATGATGAGACACATGGGTAGCTGCAATTCCAATAGCCGTTCCAAATAAACAATATATTCCAAGCACAGCACAAATTCTCTGCATCCATATCGGCATATCAAACGATCTGTGGGATAAGAACCTATGATGGTATAGATCATGCCCAAACCACAAATAAAGAATATGCGCAAAGAACGATAACCATAACCAAGCTGGATCCCATAGCATTACGATCCCAACTATTGCTAAAAAATGAACAATCAATACAGCAGCAATAAGTTTATGGATGTCGCTTAGTTTCATATCCTGCCAATGATGTCAGAGTATCTTGTTTTTCTATAAGATAAAGACAGCCCAACTCTTTCCTTCTTCATGCTCATTAAAACAGAATGAGGCTTAGATACATCTAGAGCCCAGCACTCACCCTCTTTTGCGCAAAATTCATCAATCAAAGAAAGAGTTTTCTCTTCTTCATTTGCTTCATAAAATTGCGTTGTCTCGTCCCCACATGCAAGATAAAAGTTTATGGCTGTGCGCCTTCCTCTATCTACGTGCGGATACAGCATGTTAGGTTTGTCAGAGAGCTTTATCATTTTCATGATGTATGCTTTTGGAACTTCCTTTTCTTTTAACGAATCAGGAAGCATGTCAATAATTTTTTTCTCAACACTCTCTGTAAGCGAGTACATTAGCAGCGGGGTTGGCTCAATAGATTGGTCGCCCCATGATGCATATTTGTATCTATCGACTTTTCCAATATCTGTTGTTTGAATTAATTCGTGCGGAGTAGAAAGGATCCACTCAGCATCAAGATTAATATCAAGCTTTTTAAATGGCTTCATGTTTTTATTAACCTAATGAGATAAGTACCTATATCCCATTTACCGAAGTCCCATTTCGATGAGTCCTTGTGATGGTCAGCATGAATCCATTCGCCCATCGGCAAAATAAATTCAAGCATAAACAGATTTCTAGGCGCTCCGTCCCGATGGCTAAGTATTTGATGAAAGCCAGATGTTATAAAGTAATATCCCATCGGAGCAATCAAACCGTATATCATAGCTAGCGGATCGATTATATAAAGTACTAATCCAGTGCCGAATATTATAGGCAATGAATAGTTGTGAAAAAATAAATGCATTGAGTCTTTAGCCATATTGGCAACAACCCGCGAGTACTTCCCGCTAAGAGATTTGTATCTCTTCTTAATCAAGAAATCCCAGCTAGTAATATGCGGGTCTTGATCTGTATCGGAATGCAAGTGATGGTTATAATGAACATTAACCCAAGATATTGTGCTGGCTTGCCAAGTTATCACAGTGAAATAAGAAAACACGTAGTGCCAAAATCTATTGCAATGAAATGTTCTATGAGTAAATAACCTGTGACAACCAACGGTGATTGATATTTGCATTCCCATATAAACGAGGAATGTTAAAAGCAACCACCAAGCAGAAACATTAAAAACAAACACGGCTAAAACTGAAAAAATAAATACTGGCTGAGATACGCATGTAGCCAGAGTTTGATTCTTTTCATTTATCCGAAGTAGATCAATCATAAAAATAATAGCCCGAAACAATCTGACGTAGCTTGAACTGACGTTTCTCTGCTTTTTATTTCTAACTGTCTTATTCCTGACAGTATCATTTCTCCAACGCTTAACTCACCATGAACAAGGAACAACTTAGTTCCAACAGGAAGTGTTGCTGAGCTACCTGCACTCAAACTAAAATGAGCTAAATTAGGAATAACAGGGTCCATTGATTTATTTGCTTCTGGACTAATGCAGAAAACAGATGTGTTTGTATTAAACACAATAGTGTTTTTTCCAGCTAACAATGGCTTCGAAATTGTTGAGTCTCCAGCAACTCGCTCTTGCACTGCACCTGATTGATTCGTATGCGTACTTAAGCCTTCATTTTGCAACCACACTGTTTTGAAGTTTGAATCAAATGTGTAGGTGTTATTTTTTAATGTGTCGTCATTTATATTTTCACCAGCCTCGATGCTGTTTCTGATTACCAAATATCCAAACGCACGGAACAATTTTGTATCCATTCTTACACCTCAATAATTGTTTGCTCAGCTTCTTCTTCATGCTTCTGCATTTCATAAGCAGAACGCAATACGTTGTATGCTTGCAGAACAGTAGAGAATTGACTAATAGAACTAATCTTTTCATTTGCGATGATTCTTCCAAATGAATCTTTTCTTTCTATTTCGCCAGTAGCTCCGTACCACTGAACCGCATGAATATTAGAAGCTACAGATGACATATTGATTCCATTAAAACCAAGTCCATCTACAGAAACGAATTCATCCGAAGGAATTATTACTACTCTCATTTGCTTATCTCCAATGCGCTTAGCTTAGTTCTTTCAGCCACAGCTAGCATTACTTCTTGTGACTGTTCATTTGCCTTGACCATTTCATTCCTAAAAGACTCGATTGCGGATCCCGTAGATCTTTGCTGCTGGCTGTTCTCAATCAAGAGAATCGGCATCCATGCAATAGCACAAGCCCACTCATCAACGTCTTGTCCTGTATTTGGATTTACGCCTCGCACTTGAGCAAACCAAGAGCACTGCAATCCAACGCATTCCTTCTTAATGAGTGGGCAATATGTACCGTTTTTAAGCTGCATACAGTTAGTCCTTTGTCGCAATAATAACGTCTACATATTGTACCGTAAGGTCTAAGCTGCCACTAAATGCATGGTTGTGGGCACCATTACCGCCTGCTGCTGCAGTGGTTGATCCGGTTGCTCCGGTTGCAAGACTAGAGCCTTTACCTCCTGGTCCAGTTACGCCCCCACCAACAGTTGTATAGGAGTGAGCATGGCTTGGCATTTGGGTAGTGGTAAGAGTAGTATCTCCAACCGAGCCAGTTAGTGATCTTGGTCCGAAGGCTGTAGTAAAGTCGATCGTTCCGCCAGAGCTAGCAGTTCCACTTACAACACGCAGTGCTTTGTTGTTATGCGTTGTGCTCTTTGTCCATCCAGTTGGCGCACTTGTCTGTGCAAACAACAGCGCAGTTCCAATTGGAAATAACCCGCCAGAAACTGCTGAGCTAACAAAAGCGGTGCTAGCAACTTGAGTATTACTTGTGCCCGGAGCAGCGGTAGGCGTGGTTGGTGTTCCAGTCATTGCTGGGCTAGAGATGTTTGGCGATGTCAGCGTCTTGTTCGTAAGAGTTTGAGCTGCGGTCGTCGTCACAATAGGATCTTCATCTAGCGTTGTTCCAGCCGGAAGATTCTCTATGTTTTCTCCAGATGCAATTGCTTCCATTGCCGCAGCAACAGGGCGCAACTCCAACTTATCTCCTGCAATATAATTCCTAGCTGTTGTGCCATCTTGACCTCGGACAACAGTAAGAGTATCTACAGCTCTAGCCGTTACCTTGACAATTTCCAAATTGTTGGAAGAGTCAATGAGCGTCGCATAAAAGTATTGCCCTGATGTTAAAGCAGGAAAATACGATCCCTGACCTGTAACTACCGCAATTGACGTAACCGATGTATTGATTGAGGTAGCTAGATTCGCGGAAGCATTATTTGTAAACTTAATCATTGACTGCCTCTATTTATTAAGACAAGGTAACGGTCCAAGTGACGGTCATAGAGTCGAGAGCACCCTTGTTGATCACGGAGAAAACAGTGCGGCATAACATTGTGCCTGCGCTGGAAGCATTGAAAATACCAGCTTCAGTCAAAGCGCCAGTGCCTGTGCCAGCTGGGAATGAAGCGACGTATGTAACAACGTTTGCAGACACGGTTGTCGAGGTCAGAGCTACGCGAGCAACTTCAGCAAGCAATGCTGTTTGACTTGCGGATGCAGCGGTATTATTTGTACCAACCGCCATGTGACTCATCACAGTTGCAGTCGCATCCTTGATACGTGAGGCGATATAATCTTTGCCGGAGTCCACAACTAAGTTAGGAACATCCATTACTTTCTTCAACTTACCATCTTCGCCAAACACCTCAATAAGCAGGCGTCCAACCGGTGTAGGCTGTTCGTTGAAATTCATTCTATTCTCCTTAGGAAATAAAAACTCGCCGAAGCGAATTATGTTTGTTACAGCCACTGGGCCGTTGGTCGTTCAGGCCAAATTGGTTCTGGCACAGGGTTGAATATAAACTGTCTCAATGCTGCTCTATATACTTCGAAGTCTGATTTGTTTGCTAGGTTTACATCGGGCAAAACAGACCAATCAACTTCAGCGATAAGATCTTTAGCTTTCTTTTCGCATTGATCGAGAGGCCATTGAGCATTCATCTCAGCAATCTTATTATCGACTTCTTGCTCTGTCGGGCATGTCTGCACTTCATCAAGCCATTCAAGACCAGACCATTCGGCGCCGCGCATTAACCATAAAGCACCCGGTCTTAAAATGGTTAGCGCTGCAGGAATATCAAAAGCCATAATATCTCCACTTACGTAATAGCAATTATGGTCAGAATTGGCACAACCAATTGCGTTGATCCCGCACCATCCCAGTAGACGGTTCCATGCAAGTTCGAGTAGTTTGAAGCTCCGTATCTACGAACCTGCATCTTTAGTGTCTTTTGTGCTGTCCATGTTGCTTGGCGTCCAGTTGTTGCGTTAGCTGTCCCGCCAATCGGTATAACCCATTCGAATGGGTATTTCAATTCTGGGTATCTACTACTCTTATTATGCCTTGCATTTAAAACCTCGACTCCATCAATAAAAAATTTCAAATGGGTAATAGCATGATCAGACAAAAAGTAGATCCCGAAGTCAAACTTGTATATTACCCTGCTAGCTCCAGCTGGAGGAACGTATGCAATCGAGCTCCCCGTAAGATCGGCGTATGCGTCAGTAACACCCTGTTGAGTTGTTACGTTGGGGAATGTGTATGTACCAGAACCAACTGTTACTTGCGATCCGTCGCATGGACTTGTTAAGTACTCAATGATCTGCCCCGGTCTGCGTGGGTATCCATTAATAAATAGATCTTGACCAGCACTGTTCTGTATGTTGTCTACTTTTATATTCGAAGCCATTACTGTGCGATCTCCCACAGGGTGATAGTGCTAGATCCATATTCATATGATGCAGATGAAGCAGCAACTGTTCTGTTTGTATATAAAGTATATGCAACTGACGTGCAGTTTGCATAGACTTGATACGTTACTGAAGAGATTGAACTTGGAGAATCGTAAAAATCAAAATACAACATCTCCGGAGTTGAGTTGCCATCATTTGAGTAATACCCAAGAGCAGCCATTGAGATTCCTGTGGCTCCACCGGCAGTGCTTGGATTTACTCCAACAGGTGATCCATTTCTCTTAAGGCCAAACATATTATCCCAGTTAGCCGTTTGATTAGATAACTCACCAAACCAACGAACCTGAACTAATATTCTGCTACTCGTACTTTTTGGTGTAATACTGCAAGTAAAATCCGGAATGTTTGTGTTTACTGCAGCGCCAACAGGTATTGCTACTGCTGTTGGTGTATATAGCGTTGTATTAACCACTTGAACTACATGTCCGGGCGCATACAGAACATTTCCAGCTGGAACATTTATGGTTCCGCTACCAGCTCTAGCGCTTATGCTGTTTACGCGAAGGTTGCTCATCCTATAAACTCCACAGACCAGAGATACCAGTCTCTGTAGTAACCGCCACCATTCCAACCCTCAATCTGAAGAGTTGTTCCAGCGGCGCAATTAACGATCGCCGTCTGAGTTAAAGTGGCATAAGTAGCAGTAACTAGATGGTTGCCGTTGTATGTCCGTACTCCATTAACCATCAAGCTAGTAACAGCTGATGCCAGTTGGAGTCCGCCCCAAGTCACTCGATAATAACCAGCAACAGGAGCGACAAAACTATTGGTTCCAGATACGAACGAAACTGATGGATCAAGAATAGCCGTCATTGGAATAACGCCAGTTGGCATACTTCCGGTTGAGTAATCGTTGGTTGGTCTCGCCATAAATACGATTGGATTGGTCTGACGAACGGCGCCTTTTTGAGAGATCGGACCCGTTAAACTCGATACGGTTAGGTTACTCATACGATTGCCCACTCTCCGCCGTCTTGAATAGTAACGGTGTAGCCATCGCCAATAATAATTGGCCCAGCAGACAATACGTTATCTGTTCCGGCAATAGTGATGTTCTGATTAATATTTCGCTCGTTATAGTATAGGGGGCCAGTGTTATCTATTCCAGACGCACCCTGAGTTATTTTGTTCGCAATGCTTGCGGTGTTGGCAGCAATGTCTGTTGTATTAGTGTTCGCCTGATTATTCAGATTAACGAAGTTAGCATCGAGCTCATTGTTGGTGAGCGGCGATCCCTTACCGGCTCTGGTTACGATTGTTGCCATTATATTGATCCGCCTATACCTACATAGTCTTGAGCAAAGTAGCTACCATCTGCGTAGTCTTGTATTAACCAGCTACCGCCATCAGAAACTCCAAACGAGTCTGATGCTGCACTAGCAGTACTTCTATTTGGTCTAGCAAAGTCCCCACCTAATACTCCTCCAACAGGAATTGCGTTTAACACAATCTCATTGAGAGGCCCATAATCAGGGGTTACTTTAACGATATCTGCAAAGAACTTCGAGATTGGAATAACCTTCTCGAAATTGTCAACTGCGCTTTGCACGTCAGCTAATTGCAATCCAATATCTAGAACTCTATCAAAGGCATCTAATACAGATACTTCGTCTGACTGATTCTTTCCATATGAAATTGCGCTATCATCAATTGACGACAAGCTCTCATCAAAGAATCTATTGTACTGCGCTTCAACAGCAGCAAAGTCTGGCGATGCAAATGTATCTGTAATTGATTTTTGAAAATCAAGTAAGTTAAGATCGCTTGCAGCAATTGAATCAGATACAACTTTTTCTATAACGAAGTATTTCTGTTCGTCAGAAGAAACAGACTCAGAATTGCTTCTAATAAAATTCACAACTCGATTAAATGAATCGGAGTTGATTACCGCATCGCTCTGAGCTTTTGATACGCCTATACTATTCTCATCCGCTAAAGATTGAGATTCAGAAACTGGCTTGCTAAATGTTATTTGCTTTTGCTCAGTAGCAGTAGCATCGTCCTGCAATCCCTTTTCATACAAGAGATTGTACAACTCTGATGTGAATACAACCTCAGTCTTGTTAGGATTGATTCCTATCGAACTAGAATCACTTACTGAGTAGTAGTCTTCAGGGTAACGAAGGATCGACAACAATATGTCGATGATCTCTCCGGTGTACACCGTATTGCTTAATGCTCTGCCAAAATCAAAGTTTGTTGTCTCTTGGGTTGTAGAGATATCGGCAATCCCTTTGCCAACCAAGAACGATTGTAGATCGATTACCGGAGTAATGTCCCTAACGATTGGGTTCAATCCTCTTACGTCTACGTAAGCCTCAACATCCATCAAGATGTAACTTATATCAGCGGCTGGTAACACATAAGACATTTCTGTCTTAGGATCAACGAAATGAACGCCTACTCTAGGTCTTACTTCAGATACAGCAAATGCGCCTCTAGCTATCCGTGCTGTAGCTTTTAACGGAGCCGCAGATGCCGTAGCGCTTAGCTGGACGGCTCTAACAACGGCTCTCGTTACATCCATTTATAAGTCCTCGCGTAACTTAAACTTTAGTAAGTCGTACACAGTTTGAATTGTTTCATCTGGGAATTCTATTTGGATTTCTCCTTCATAGTCTCCAGCCGGTCCATCTAATATCGTTGGATCATCAGACCAGTTGAACTGCACCACTCCGTTAGGTCCATCAGTCACAACCCCAATTAATGTTCCAGTTAGCTCAGTAGCGCCAGCAAGACGAAACTTAAGAGATGTGGTTGTTCCGGTAAGTCCAATAGGGCCGCCAGTTGTTTCATCTGTAATTGTACAAATGAGTGCGGGTCTTGTATCTCCACGCACTAATCTTATTTTGTCTGTCATTAAATTCTCCGCATCTGGACGTGCTTGTTTGTACGCACGTAACCTTTTAGTGCTCTATCTCTTGCCACATTCAAGCCGCTTAGATAGAGAGCATTACGAGCCGCCGCCAACTGTGGATTAGAGTAAGGCTTATCCGGAGATAAAGCCAAGCGGGAGATAGCGCCATGCCCAATAGTCTCGGCGTAATCTTCAAATATGAAGTCGTCTATTGTTGTCGATGTTCTAGTTGGCTTAAGCGCTACCCGCAAGGTAATTGAATTTGAAACGGTCTCGTTAGGTATTGGATACACAGAGAATGTGCGAGCATCTTTTTGCGTAATAAGTCTAGGTGCTTCTCGTCTTACTAACGCTCCAGAGTTTGGATTGTATATTGATGGCGTATGTATTTCATCAGGTCCGACAGGCTCGAGCTCAAATCCCTGATACCAAGACCTTATTATTTTGACGACAAGCTTTCCGCTAGGGGGCTCAAGGTCGTAATCCATAATGCCATTAATTGCGGTTATAGGATCGTGATCTATCTGTAGGACGAGTGACTTCTCGCAGAAGTCGATGATTGTGTTCTTAATCTCAAGTAGAGCCATCTCATTGGTGGCACCGGGAACTTGAGGTAGAACATAGTCTAAGAAGCTGGTATGTGCTGTCATCGTGCCAACTCCGTCTGAAAGCGAGCAAGCATTGCTGATGCGCGACCATCGATTGAATACTCGTCATCCCTCATCTCTGAGCGGAAGGATACGTAGTGGGTGAGAAGCATTTGATATTGGGCAGGTAAAGGGATATCATCGGAAGCCACGTAGGTGACAGGAGCCGCAGTGTAGTTACCAAGACGGAAGTCCGGACGAATGCGATAAGCTTCCTGAATGCCGTCATTTGCATACCCAAGCAATTGTGTTGTTGTATAGCGGATACCAGCAGAATCTTGTAGGTCCACTCTAACGCTATCTATTACGTTTTGGAAGGTTGCCATTACCAGAGATCTTTCCTAGCCCAATGATTCGCACTGAATACATCGTCTTTAGTTAGCTTGCCGCTTTTGTCTTTTATCCCAGCCGAACGCTTTAGATAATTCTCTCTGCGCTCTGGGTCCTTGTGTTGCGTGAAGTCTTCATACTCTCTATGACCATACTTCACTAGCTTTACTTCGTCGCCCTTCTTTGCAAGCACCATCTTTTTATGGGTGCCTCCGGGTGGAGCTTTAACTGGCTTATTAAATCCGGGGAAAGCATGACCTCTATAAATTAATTTACCGTCTTCTTTTTTGACGTTAGATGCTTTCATGCTGGCTTACCCATCATCATTTCCATACATACTCCGTGAGAACTTATATTCTTATCGCTCAGCTCTTTTACTCTAGCCGTAACAACAGAGTAACAAGATCTCTCGTCTTGAAAGATCTGGTCCTCTTTATAGAATATACAAGACTCATTAACGCAAAAGAAAAGGACGGCGATATAAAAGCTCATTTCCTTTTCCTTCCCTTAATTACATTATGCAGATTAGGCAGACCCTTCTTGTTCTTGGGTTCCTTCTTCTGCTTTTGCTTGTTCGGACTCTCCTGCTTCTTCTGCATTTGGCTTCCTTCCCGGTTTCTTAGTGAGCACAGCTTTCGCCATCAATTGAGTATCAGTAGGCGCTGCTTTCTCTTTCTTCGCTTTAGGCTCAGGCTCGTAGTCAACCATGTCTTTGCGCTTAGCTAGACTTTCACTCCACGGGTATACGGCGCCAGTTGTGTTTTGCAGTAGTAGTTTTTGCATACATCCTCATAATAAATAAATGGGGGAATGAATTGCTCCACTCCCCCATACTCAGCCCTGCTTACGCAGTAGCTTTAGCAGCGTAGATGTCTACGAGTGCTTCAGGCTTAACAACAGAATAGCCGTACACATTCAAGCCACGAACGATGTTACCGAATGTGGTTTGAGCACGTAAGGTTTCAACGTTGGTGATCTGTGATGCAAAAGAGATTGCATCGCGAGTACCAGCTAAGAAGTGGTAAGCATTGTCAGCAGTAACCTTGTTGATGTTATTGCTTACATACAATGTGAAACGATCGATCATACCGATCTTACCGTTACGCAAAGGTGAAGTATCGTCACCGGTCAAGTAAGCTTGACGCAGATCAGATTGCTTCAACAGAGTTGTGAACCAAGGAGCAACAACCATCCAACGACCATCTTCTGGAACGTTCTGCTCATCGAGAACTTGACCAGCGTTCAGGATAACATCCAAAACGTTGTTCTTGTCTACTTCTAAAGGAGCACCAGCAGCGCCGAGGTTGATGTTGCCGGAGATTGCACCAGCTTCGTCACCCTTGTTTGCAGCGGCTGCATCAGCAGCAACGTTGTTTAAAACGTCACCGTCGATTGCAATCTTCATCTGCTCACCAGCGTCATTGGTAAAGATATCCATCAAGCGAATATCTGCCTGTACTTCATCAACGTCATCAACGATAACAGAGAAGTACTTACCCTTATCGATAGTCAACTCGATTGGAGTAGAAGTAGGAACTTGATTGCTCAGGTTCATACCTTTGGTGTAGTTAGAGATTGTGATTGTTGGGATTGAACGAATATGAACCGTGTCGCCTTGGTTCTTGATTTCGCCTTCCCAATCGTTGTTGGTTATCTCACCGAGAACGGTGCTCTTGTAAAACTTAACTTGAAGCTTACCAGACCAGATCTCAGGAATAAATGCTGAGCCGGAAGGGTTTGCGTTGTAAGAATACTGGGGATAACCAGAGGATACTGGAATTGCCATTTTTAATGCTCCTAACAAATATCAGTGCCACTGGTATCAAAGGCTAGCGTATTCTGCCTTCGATAGTCGCAGCGTGGATTTCGGATTCCATCGCTACCATGTCTTTTGAGCTTATATCTCCCCGTCTTGCCGCCGCATAAAAGTTTACGATGTCTTGACGAGTGAAGAACCTCTTACCCGCTGGAGCAGTCACAACTCTATTAGAGTCAGGAACTACCTGCGATTCGAGTGCCTTATTACTGGTAGCAACATTTTGTTGTTGCGTTGCTTTCCACTTACTAAAGAACCGAGCTACACGTTCAGCGTCTCGTGATGCTTCCGCTTCTGAGAGGAGGTCTTGACGGGTCTTGCCTGTCAGCTCATCGTATTCATCAAGCCAGCGAAGGAAGTTATCGTCGGAGTTGATAGTTACCCAATCAGGCGCCAATCTTCCTAATTGATCATAGAAGCCAACTTCTACGTTTCTATTTGTGGTGGAGTTCACCTCATCTAGACGACGCTTTAGTTCAGCTATCTCTTGATCCTTAGA